ATGATGATATTCGGATACATTGATGTAAGATCCAAATCAAACACCCAATCATAACGACCGGGAGTAGGAGCCTTAACATAAGCACCTTCAAAACCTTGTTCATTATCTTCCATTTGTGTTTCATATTCATCACGACCACCCAATGATTTATTTTTAGCAACTTGTCCTTTACGACGTAGATACATAAGAATAGCACCTTCAATGAAACGGGAACTCATTTCGTACCATTCATATGGAACGTGTCCTTTGTGACAAATAGCCCTAGCCAATTCAATAAATTGTAACTTCTTTTCTAGTGCTACAATGATTTGTACGTCGTTCAAGTTATATTCAATATACTTGTTGATATCAGCTTTATACAAATCGTCCAAACTACCTTTATAAGCAATCTTCTCCATACCCACGATCTTTTTACCAATTGCCCCAAGAGCATAACTAGCTTCTTGTTTAATATTAAGCTTCTTGTAAAGTGTCATATAATCCAAGTGAGTTACTCCAGCTACAATAACTTTCTTATTCCAATCATTAATATAAGCAACTTTAATTGGACTCAATCGTTTTGCATTATTTGGACCAACAATGTGCTTCATACGACGAAACAGATACGGCATATCGAAGTTATCACTGTTCCAACCAGTACTAATAGTGGGTTGAATTTCTTCCCATTTGGTTAGAAAGTGCATCAATAAACTATCTTCTTCTGTAAAGCTACGTACTTCTACGTTTTCTTTAACAAAGTCATTTAGCTTGTTTTCTTTATCCAAGATGAAAGCTGTATATTTAGCTGTTAAACTATCGTAAATAGCAATAGCTGTAATTTCTTTATCAGCTTCTTCTATATTAGGAAATCCACCTTCAGTACTAACCTCAATGTCAAGATATACAACGCGATGTCCTTCAGATGGTTCATCGTTATCTTCATAAGCATCAATCAAGACGCGAGTTTCGGCTGGAACATCACTTTCAAATAAACTTGGATCTTTTGGATTAAATTTATAGACTTTTTCTAATTCATCCCCATAGATACTACGATACATCCCACCTTCACGCTTGCGATAAGCGTATGGTCGATATGGAATTGTTACGTATCCTTTTTTATCATCCCACAAATGAATAATGTTATCTTTCTTTGAAACGAAAATATTTTGATACATATAACTACTATACCTTCAATTTAGCCACAAGTCCAGTAAAAACTGCATTATGTTCTTCTTTTATATACTGTGCGCACTGTAATAATCGATCCATCAACCGTTTATGTTTGATGGAAGTAAACACCTCAGGTTCCAATTCAATACCACTTAATACAGGTGGATTAACTTTATTTATACAATACCATAACATTGCTAATTCGTCTTCTGTGAGTGAGTCTAGATGATCTAATTTCATTTTAATTTAAAACCAAAAATATTTTGTCCATAGTTTACAAATAACGTATTGTCTAATTTTACCTTCAAAGTTTGAATAGATTTGTTATGAGCATCTTTTTCTTCATCTTCTACTTCTTTGATGCTGAAACTGTTGCCCATCTTGGTAACAGTTGCTTCTCTAGCATTTAATATAACTTGAGGAGTTACAACCAAATAATCTCCCTCTTTTAAATTTTTCTTTTTCTTTGATTTGTTATCTAATACAGCTACGTTACCACCGACAACATATAACTGTGTATATTTATCACCTGACTTTATGAAGAAACTTGTTTTATTGAATACGACTGAACATAAAGAAGTTAAAATTGTATTTGTTGTTGTACCATCGCTTACACAATATAGTTCCCCATTATTGGTAAAATTAAAAAATGAGTCTTTAACTTTAACAACCTCGGGCAATTTGAAATTATTATCATATTCAGTTGATGTTTGGTTGTAGTATGTACTGGTACTTTCACGTTGATGTATAGCAATTCTATATGGGAGTACATATGTAGCAGTACTATTGGTTCGAGTGTTTATATTCAAACTGTTCGTAAGTGTAAAGGTATTACCAATTTGGGCGTTTAAAACACTAAGTTTATTGTTAATAACCTCGGTTATTTCGATTTGGTCGTTTGTGTCATATAAATACAAGTCATTGGCGATGAGATTCACAGACATTAATAGGGGTAATAGTATTTTAATCATATATAATATATAGTTTTTATAAGTTGACTATTTCAGATTATAGTATAAGATAATATAATGTCAACTGAAGGAAATAAAGAAATAAAAAAGAACCGAGTAAGTTTTAGCCAATATTCAACTTATTTAAAATGTCCACATAAATGGTATCTTGATTATGTCAAGAATATGAGAGTTAGAGATGACAATATCAACACTACATTTGGCACCGCTATACATCATGCTTTTCAAACGTATCTTACATCTCTTTACAATGAAAGCGTGAGTATTGCTGATTCATTGGATGTCAAAAAGTTATTTCTTGATAAATTTAACGAGGAAATTAAAAAAGTTAAAGATGTAAAGGAAGAAGAATTTACCGATTTTATCTTTGATGGCAATGACATTATTGATACATTTTGTAAAAGTTCAAATAGACTTAAATATTTTCCCACAAAAGAATATGAATTGGTTGGTATTGAAATTCCATTAGAAATACCCATAAAAAATAATGTGGAATTCGTAGGATTTATTGACATAGTTCTTAAAGAAAAGAATAAAGAATTTTATCGTATCATTGACTTTAAAACAAGTAGCAGTGGTTGGAATAGTTATATGAAAGAAGATCCTGCTAAACTAGCACAGTTATATCTGTACAAAAGCGTTTATAGTAAGAAATTCAACGTACCCCTCAATTCAATCGAAGTTGAGTTTTTCATCGTTAAACGTAAATTATATGAAAATGTATCATTTCCACAAAGCCGAATTCAAGTATTCAAACCGTCAGCTGGACCTGTTATCATAAAAGAATCCATCGGCTACTTCATAGAGTTTCTAGATGCTGGCTTCAATTCAGATGGCACATATAATACATCTGTGGAATATCCAAAGATTCCTGGCAAGGCTAAGAAAAACTGCAAATATTGCGTTCACTACAAAACAAACTGTGATGCAAAGGCTTCAAAGTGAAAAATCCAAATTAAAATAATACCAAACATATGTACATATCTATATATGTACATATGTTATGCAACAAGTTATTACTACAGTAAAACTCAATCAAGAGTTATATAACCAATTTAAAGAACTTAATATTCGTGGGAGAATATCATTTCAAGACTTTGTAAATAAGTGTTTAGAGAGATATTTAACCGATTCGGATTTTCAAACAGAAATAAGCGAAAGTGTTTGTCAAAAATTAAGTTATAATCAACCATTTCAACTATCTACAAAGGAATCTAAATGAAGAAGAAAAAAATATTATTATTGAGCGACGATCTAAGAATGCACAGTGGTATCGCAACAATGTCAAGAGAACTTGTTTTAGGCAGTGTCCATCATTATGATTGGGTACAAATAGCCGGTGCTATTAAACATCCTGAACAAGGTAAGATTGTTGATATGAAAGAAGCTGTTGATAAACTTAATGGTCGAAATGATAACTATCTCAGATTATATCCTGTAGATGGTTATGGCGATGAAGAACTTCTATTTCAGATTATGTCTATAGAAAAACCAGATGCAATTATGCACTTCACAGATCCTCGTTTCTGGGGTTGGTTATATAATATCGAAAATCAGATTCGTTCTAAAATTCCTTTAACGTACTTGGACATTTGGGATGATCTGCCATATCCTATGTGGAACAAGCCATACTATAAGTGTTGTGACGCATTGTTCGCTATCAGCAAACAAACCGATAACATTAATAAATGGGTACTAGGACCAGAAAACTGTACCAGTATCTATGGAGACTTTGACAACAACGGAAACATTATAAAGAAGGAGAACCTATAATATGCCAGTAAACGGAAAACATCTATTACATTTAGTACCACATGGTATTAACAGCAATGAATTTAGAGTATTGGAATCAAATAATTCATTGATTCAAAAAATCAAAAAAGAATTGTTGGGCGACGGCGATTATAATTTTATTGTATCGTTTAACAGTCGAAATGCACATCGTAAACATCCAGCCAATCTTATTCTAGCATTTAGAACATTTTGCGATTCGTTAACAAAAGAAGAATCTAGTAAATGTGCATTGGTAATGCATACTGATAAAGTGTGTGAAGCTGGTACAGATTTAATTGCGACAATCGACGCGATTTGTCCAGACTATAAGGTGGTACTAAGTGAGGCTCGATGGTCGCCAGACGAAATGTGTGCATTTTATAACCTATCAGATGTATTAGCAAATGTAAGTTCCAATGAAGGGTTTGGGTTGAGTGTGGCTGAAGCGATTATGTGTGGCACACCTATTATAGCCACTGTAACAGGTGGTCTACAAGATCAACTAGGTATCGTAGATGACAATAATAATCTAATTGAATTTAATTTGGAGTTTGGCACCAATTCTACAGGAAAGTATACTAAACACGGTAAATGGGCTAAGCCAATCTGGCCTAAAGTGCAAAATATGCAAGGTAGCCCACCTACACCATATATTATTGACGATCTAACAAATTATTCAGATATTGCAGATGCAATTATGTATTGGTATCTAGTTGGTCCAGAGAAACGTGAACAATGTGGTCTGGAAGGTAGAATATGGGCAATGAATGATGGTGGAATAAATAGTAAAAATATGTGTGAACAGTTTATTAGAGCTATGGATTTCACAATTGAAAATTTTAAACCAATTAAAACGTTTGATATTTTTACAGAACATGGTTATGATATTAAAAGTCAACCCAACGGTAAAATGGGTATAGATTTGCACAAAATTAATATTGATAAAATTAAACAAGAAGTATCTGTGTTATGAAAATTCAAGTATTAAAGAACGATGATTATAAAGAGGTGGGCGATCTGCCAAAGAAAGCTACTGATAGAGCTACTGGTTTTGATATAATTGTTACAAGTGATCCCGAAATCATTGGAGAAACATATGATAACGGTACGTACAAACGAGTAGATTATATTCAGTATAAGACCAATCTTAAACTAGCCGTACAGAAAGAAAAAGTCTTTAGTAATTTTGGTCACACCGATTTTGACTTCGACGTTTTAGCATTTCCTCGTAGTAGCGTTAGTAAATACAATTTAGTATTAGCTAATTGTATTGGATTGATCGACGCAGATTATCGTGGTGAAGTACTACTTCGTTTCAAATATATCTGGCAACCAGAAGATTATAAGATTAGAACGGATAATCTATTGGAAGGACACATTAACTTTGATAAACTCTATAATAAAGGCGATAAAGTATGTCAACTCAAAATAACCAAAGTGGAAAATGTAGAATTTGTTTTGGTAGATGAACTAGATTCTACAAACAGAGGTGAAGGTGGATTTGGTAGTACAGATGTTAAAAAAAAAGATAATGTAGTGTCCGAATCAAGTCGAACCAATATAATTGAAACATTATATGCAAATTTAAATAAATTGGAAACACCAAAAAAATATAGTCAATTAATCGCGGAAAGAGATAACAATCAATTTAATCAAAAATAATATGAGCAAACCATTATGTTTAATTTCAGGCCCGGTATTTAATCGAAGTGGATATGGCGATTGGGCTACAACAGTAGCCAAGAGCTTAATTCGTCAGAACAAATATGACATTAAAATCGCACCCACTAAATGGGGAGCGTGTCCAAGTAAACGATTCTTGGAAGATCTAATCGATCCAGAAGATAAGTTGGTAGCTAGTTGTATTCTTCAAGGAAACTTGAATAAACAACCAGAACTGTTTATTCAATTGACCATTCCAGAAGAATTTCAACAAGTTGGAAAGTATAATATTGGGATGACAGCTGGTATTGAAACAACAGTTTCACCTGGAAGTTGGATCGAAGGTATCAATAGAATGGACCTTACAATTGGTCTCTCCCAACACGTCAAGAAAGTATTCGTAGACACCAAGATGGTTAAACAACTTGAAAATGGTCAAAAAGAACCAATTCAAGTAAATAAACCAATTGAAGTTTGTTTCTGGGGTGTAGACACTAATGTTTATAAAAAGACAGATCAAACGGTAGAAACAGTTGATAAATCTCTTAATAAGATTCCAGAAAAGAATGCATTTCTATTCGTTGGTCAATGGACTCACGGTGGATTATACAATGACCGTAAAGACATTGGAAATCTGGTTAAAACGTTCTGTACAGCATTCAAGAATAATAATCTAAATGATAGACCTTGTTTAATTGTAAAAACAAGTGGCAGTGGATATAGCACAGTTGATCGTTTTGATATGTTGGATAAGATCAAAAAGATTAGAAGTAAATTTGGAGACGGTTGTCCAAATGTCTATCTACTTCACGGCGAACTAAGTGAAGTGGAAATGAACGCATTATTAAATCACGAAAAGATTTTATCGCACGTATCATTTACTCACGGTGAAGGATTTGGTCATCCAATGTTACTATCTACTTTAAGTGGAAAACCTCTACTGGCACCAAATTGGAGTGGTCAATTGGATTATCTAAATGAAAAATATGCTAATTTATTGCCAGGTACACTGGTGGACGTAGATCCAAAATCTGTCAATCAGTGGATTCTAAAAGAAAGCAAGTGGTTTAGAATTTCTTATTCTCTAGCAGAAGATAAATTTAAACAATTGTATTTTGCTCGTAAGAGTGATAGGTTTACTAAACCAGCTGAATTGCTTCGTAAAGAAAATGAAGAGAAATTCAGTCTACAATCAATGGATCAAAAGTTATGGGGTATACTTGATAAGTATGTACCACAGTTTGCTACGGAAAACTCATTTATATTACCCAAATTAAAAGCACTTAACACAACAGAAATTAAAGAAGAACAAAAGATTGTTCTGCCAAAACTAAAGATATTATAATATGTTTCTATCATATCTAGTCACAACACATAATGAAACTGATTGTTTGGACTCACTGTTGTCTAAATTAATTAGTTTTAAAAAAGATAACCACGAAGTTGTTTTATTGGATGATTATTCGGATAATCCAACTACAATTTCTATAATTGAGAAGTATAAATCCTCTATTAATTTTCAACAAAAGAAATTGCAGAATGATTATGGCGCTCATAAAAATTATGGTATTAGTTTGTGTAAAGGTGAATGGATATTTCAAATCGACGCGGATGAATTACCAACTGATGTTCTTCTTGAAAATATAGATATATTGTTACAATCTAATGCAGGCAATGAAGCATTGTGGTTACCCCGACTAAACTATTTTGTTGGGGTAACACAAACAGACATTCAAATGTGGGGTTGGAATTATCACGATGGTATGATTAACTTTCCTGATTATCAATCTCGTCTTTTTAAAAATCTTCCTCATATTAGATACGAACGAAGATTACACGAAAAGGTTGAGGGTTATACGGCTTATGCTTTTATACCTGCTCAGAAAGATATTGCTTTGATTCATAACAAAACAATGGAAAAACAAAGAGAAACAAATATGAAATACAACAAAAACTTTAGCCTTGATGAAAACAAAGGTTATGCTGTTAAATAATATGACTATTGACGAACTTTTAAAAGATATACCCGATAAATTTGAACATAGCACCACTACAAGTCATAAATTTAAACGTGATGTATTTGAGTTTTTTGACAAGCCTGAATTTAAACAAAGTGTTTGTTTAGAAATAGGATCTAATCTAGGATACTCTACTAGAATTTTAAGTTATTTGTTTAAAGAAGTAGTAGGTTTTAATTTAGAAAGTGCTAAAGAAGCTATAGAGTTTAATAAACATCGTACAAATGTAAGGTATTATACACAAGATGTATATAATACCCAGTTGCCATTGGACTATGGAGATGTATTTTTCATAGATGCACAACATACATATTTCGCTGTTATCGATGATACAATCAGATCTCTCAAGTTTAAATCTACAAATGGATTAAAGAAATATTTCATTTACGACGATATTGGCGGATTTCCTGAATTAAAAAAAGCTATGGACGATTTAGTAAAAAATGAATACATTAAAATAGTAAAACCAATTGGTTATAGTCCAGATGAAACATTTATCAGTAAACATCCAAAATTAAGTGCTTATGAGGGATATATTTGTGTTGAGGTATAATTTATGAATAATATTGAACTAAGAAAAAAATACGGCGATCATCCTGAGAATCCGATATATGCATATCCAGATCATTATTTTGCTAATAAAGATGGATTCACTATGCACATCACAAACTGGTTGACATTTTTATCAAAATTTGCAAATGTTCCCAATCTTCAATTTTTAGAAATAGGCACAGGAAATGGTAGATCGTCTGTGTGGACATTTGAAAATATTTTAACACATCCAAGTTCCAAGTTAATAACTGTTGATATAACAGAAAATCTACATTACAAAAAAGGCGCTAAATTTAAAGGGATGGAGTTGGAGGAAGATATACTGGTATCAGTCAGACAAAACTTACAGCCTTATATAGATCAAAATAAATGTGAATATGTTTTGGAAGATTCAAAGCTATTTTTGAAAAAATTCAATCCAACTATGGAAAAAATTCTAGATTTTGTTTATATAGACGGCTGTCACGAACCAGATCATATAATCTATGAATCTTGTTTATGTTTTGAAATGTTAAAGCCAGGCGGATATCTTTTGTTCGATGATTATGGTTGGGGAAATTGTAGATATGGAATAGAATCTTTCTTATTATGTTATCAAAGCAAAATAAAAGTATTATATAAAGACTGGCAAGTACTAGTGGAGAAATTATAATATTATGAGTAAATATGGATTATTAGACCCAGGAACCTGCATACCAGTATTAGAAGTTGCATTTGCAGTATACCAAATAAATTCGGTATTGGAATTTGGATGTGGTATATGGAGCACTGGTTGTTTTGTTAGAAATAGCAAACAGACTACATCTATCGAAAATGTAGAAGAATGGGTAAAATTTGTAAAACAAGAATACAGTCACAAAAATAATTTGGACATTGTTCATTATACAAAACCAATGAATGAATACTTTACTGAAAATAAACAAAGTTATGATCTAATTTTTATAGATGGAAATGACAGAAAAGAATGTTTACAAGCTGCATTTTATAGAAGTCCATTAATTGTTTGCCACGATATGCATACTAACGAGTTTAAATGGCAATCAGTTAATGTTCCGAGTGATTATAATTTAATGTTATATACAGGATGTGAACCTTATATAACAGGCATATTTGGACACAAAGATATACTACTAAAAGAAAGCATCTTGAATAGAAAAAATTACAAACACAAAAACACATATATCGACGAATGCTTTTGGACAACATAAGATTAAAAATATATGAAAAACGTAATAATATTTCAAGATTTCGTAGACACTGTCACATATGGTAGAAATTATAAAATTGAAGAGTTGTATAAATACTTCCGGGCACAAATTGATAATAGTCTAAGATTTGGGTGGAATGCAAATGATATCGTAGTTGTAACCAATTTGGATTTTTCTTATAAAGACGTTACCATTATTAAAACAAATAGACTGTGTAGATATAACAGATATTTTAATAAACAATACGGAATCTGTGAGTTGTTAGAAGAAAATTTAATAGACGATGATTTTTGGTTTCACGATTTTGATGATTGGCAAATTAACAAATTTAAATTTCCCGAATTCGATGGTGTAATTGGTATGGCAAAGTATATCAATGATACGCAATGGAACACAGGATCAATTTTTATTAAAAAATCAAGTGTTAATATTTGGAGACTGATCGTAGATTTTATGGATGTGAATAAAGAACATCTTAAAAATCAAGGTGATGAAAATATAGTTAACTATGTTTATCAACAATATTTAAGCGAACTTCACCCATTCTTTTCACATCTAAATACCAAATACAACGTTGGTGTAACAGGATTTAAATATAGATATGATATGGCTGAAAAACCAGTGTGTATATTGGCATTTAAACCGGATGATGTTGTCGGATATAATCTGATGTTAAATAATAACTTGATTGATACTGAATTATGTGATATTTTTAGTAAACACGATCTTAAAATAAAAACAAATAAACACTGATCAACCTCTTTTTAAAAAATCCGCAACTTTATTACACGATAAATTTAAACAAATAATTATAATATATATGATTGAAAACTTACTCAACGAAGTACCTGAAAAATATCAGTACGTAAAAACTACTTCAAAAAAATTTAAATTGGATATTTATAATTTTTTTAATAAACCAGAATTCAAAGAGTTAAGTTGTATGGAAATTGGATGTGCTAAAGGACACACAACTTTTATATTAAGCAAACTTTTCAAACAGGTATATGCTATTAATGATATAGATACTTCTGATGCTCAGAAATTTTGCAATTCAAATGAAAGTTTTAATGTTGAGTTTTTCTCACAAGATGTATACAAATACGGATTGCCAGATGCAGTTGTAGACGTAATAATGATCGATGCGGTTCATACGTATGAGGCGGTTAAAATAGATATCGAGAACTCATTAAAACTAAGATCCAAAAATAAAAAATATCTAATATTTGACGACACGGGTATAAGTCCCGAAGTATTAAATATTGTTAAAGAAAAATGTGATCAGAATGTATTACAGTTAATCACGCCAATTGGGTGTACACCCGGAGATGTGTTTCATAGAGAACTGTATGACCGTGAAGGTTTAATTTGTAGAGAGTTATAAAAGTATTAAATAACAAGTTAGTTGAAGAAATATTAAAATGAAAGTACAATATAAATACGCAATTGGCATCCACGTAATGTTTTATGAAATTGAAATGTTATCAACATACGTCGATGGTTTGTTGAATCTTTTATCAACAGTAGATAACAAAGAAAATGTTTATTTAGATTTTTCTTTTAATACATCACAGTTTTTTGAAAAAATAGATACTTCGAAAACATCCAAAGACGATCTTACAGATAGATTTGAGATTGAACTGTCTAAATTAAAACAACTGCCCAATTTACATTATAAAATCATAGATAATGATAATGAATTTTATACCCAAACAAATTACCGTAGAGAATTTAATACTAAATATTGCGGAAAAGTTGATTATTTAATCTGGGGAGAAACTGATAGTTTGTTTCCAAAAGAGGCCATTGTGTCATTAGAACAACTAACACCTGTGGTTAGAAAACAAGGACTATATAGGTTTATAGCTTGCTTCGCTGATAGAAAACTATGGGATAATAGTTGGGACGTTACTGTACATCCTAAGTTTATAAATCATAGATACGATGATAAGGATGTTGATAACATCAATCAGGCCAAATCTTGTATGTCTATCGAACAAATGAATTTGATTAATTCAGAAATCAAGGAAATTGATGTACAGACGATCAATTATCCAAAGATCGATGGTTCTTGTTTGGTATTGACCTCGGATTTAATTAAAAGTGGGGTTAATATACCTCCTTGTTTTATTCATAATGACGACGAAAGTTTGTCAATGACGGCACAAAAAATACTAGGAGATAAGTATTTACAAATAGTATTTAAAAATGTATTGAAAGTACACGCTCGTAGACATCCGCATAAACGTATGTATATTGCAAATGAAAATAATCCCAGAGGATTTTGTGGAAACGAAAAAGGAGATTGGTGGCAAGTTTTCAAACAAATGTCACAACACAATCTAAATACACTTTTTAGTAATACCGGCAAATTTTATACTTACGAAGATTTTAAAAAGAATATATGAAAATTTGTTTTGTTAGTCAAAATGGCCACTCTGGTAAATTGCCCAGAGATTTTCCTAATTGTCGTACAGAATTTGCTTGGCAACTTGCACTTAATGCGGATCATTTTCCTATTCAATCTCTTCTTGATAATAAAGATAACGTTTCTGGGTATGATGTCGTTATTGTAATACTACCAAAAAAATTGGAAACTATAGATACAATAAGATTATTGGATGTGGTGAAAGCTATTGGTAAAAAAGTAACAGTGATGCAAGAAGGTCCAGCTTGGTATTATCAAGACTATAATTATACAAACCAAGTTAATTATATTAACTTCCTAAGTTCGATGGACTTTCTGTTAACTCATAATAAGAGTGATATTTCTTACTTCAATGGTATATTTAAAATGCCAACGTTCAATCTTCAATCGTTAATGATAGAAGATACAGTTAAAAATGTACCCCGTGAAAATAATGGTATGCCTATTATAGGCGGTAATTTTTGTAGTTGGTATGGTGGCATAGACAGTTACTTTGTGTCACAAAACTTCAATAAACCAACTTTTATTCCCAGTATGGGTCGTAAAATAGAAAATGAAGAACAATTTCCTAGCTTACATCATCTACCATATATGATGTGGAATGAGTGGATTAAAACACTTGCCAATTTTAATGTGGGCGTACACTTAATGCGTACGCATGCGGCGGGTACATTCGCTCTTAATTGTGCTTATCTGGGTATACCTTGTATCGGATATAAAGGATTAGATACACAAGAAACTTTACATCCTGACTTGAGTGTTAATATAGGTGACATTGAAAAAGCAAAAGAATTGGCAATTAAATTGAGAGACGATAAATCTTTTTATAATCACTGTTCAACATCATCTAACGATTTATATCAAATATATTATACAGAAGAAAAATGGTTGAGTAATTGGAATAGAATTTATGAGCAAATTAAAAACTAAGATAGGAATTGTTGGTAATGGATATGTGGGTAAAGCATTCTACAATTTTTTTAAGAATCACTACGAGGTTTTTATATATGATCCGGCATATGATTCATCAAACACTAAAGAGGATATCAATAAGTGTGATTTAGCAGTAGTTTGCGTTCCTACACCAGAAAATGAAGACGGTAGTTGTAATACAACAATTGTTGAAGAAAGTATAAACTGGATTCAAACTCCTCTGATTCTTTTAAAATCAACAGTTGAGGTTGGTACCACTGATAGATTGATTGAGAAATTTAAAAAGAATATTGTGTTTAGTCCTGAATTTGCCGGTGAATCCAAACACTGGACTCCTGAATCTTTCACGAATGATGTTAAACAAACACCGTTCTTTATTTTTGGTGGTAAAAAAGAGCTTTGTTATAAAATCATTGAAATTTATACACCGATTACTGGTCCAAGCAAAACCTATAGAGTTACCGATCCAATAAACGCAGAATTAACAAAGTATATGGTAAATACTCATTTAGCTTTGAAAGTTGCTTTTTGTAATGAAATGTACGATTTATGTGAAAAACTAGGTACAAATTATTACGAAGTTAGAGATATGTGGTTATTGGATCCCCGCACAACAAAATCTCATACAGCTGTGTTCACAGGTGAACGTGGATTTGGCGGAAAATGTTTTCCAAAAGATACTAAAGCTCTTGTAAAATTAGGCGATAAAGTTGGTATGGATCTGTCTGTGCTAAAAGCAGCAATTACAAGCAATGAAAAAATGTTGAAATTGAATGAATAAAAATTGTATAGTAATGGTAGCAATTCAAGATGAAGGGTCTAAGTTTGATCATCAGAAATATTTCAATGTATCAAAACAGTGCTGGCAATCTTATTGCAAAAAAAACAATATTGATTTTATTGTCATAGATAAAAAATTACCAGATGTAAAATTCTGCGTATGGCACAAAGAGTTCGTTTTCGACTTTATAGGTGACAAATATGACAAAATAGCATTGGTAGATTTTGATACATTGGTACATTGGAATGCACCAAATTTCTTCGATTTGTATGAAGATGAATTTTGTGGAGTATTAGAAAATGAAAATTTATTCTGGATAGATAATAGTCTAAGAGCATTCAAATCTAGTTTTTCCGAGTTAAAAGATGTGGAAATTAAATTATCAGAATATATCAATGGCGGCGTTTTATTCTTCAATAAATCACATAAAGAATTTTTCAATAAACTCAAAGATTTTTATACAAGAAATAAATCTACATTTGATAATTGGAACGTTCCACACACAGGAAAAGAACAAACGATATTAAATTTATATCTTAAAAAAGAAAATATTAATAAAAAATACCTTGATTTTAGATTCAATACAATGCGGTTAATTAAAAACGACTGGTTACAACATAACTGGCAATTGAAAGAAGACGAAACGCCTTTTTTCATAAAATACTCTTATATCTGGCATTTCACAGGTTGTTCTATAGAAGAAAGAAGTTCATTAATGTTAAACATTTGGGATCAAACAAAACATCTTTACGTATGAATGTAGTCTATATAATTAACATTGCTACCGATAAAAAACCCGGTAGAACAGTTCCATATAAATTTGGAGTTGAATCTTGGAGACGATATTGTAACAAGCATAATGCTAAATTGGTTGTATTAGAAGAACCAATTCTTCCATATGAAGACTTACGACCCAATTGGCATAAAGTCTTTATCTTTGATTTGTTAGAACAATCAAACATTGAGGTAGATAAAATTTTAATCGTGGATGCTGATACTATTGTTCATCCAAATGCACCCAATCTCTTTGATATTGCAGAAGACAAATTTTGTGTAGTCAATAATATAGGATCTTACGATTGGTTATTTAGAAGTGTTGAAAATTATAAAAAACACATCTTCAGTAATTATGAATTTGATGTAACTAAGTACTTTAACTCCGGTGTATTAATTTTAAATAAAAATCACAAAGATTTTTTCAACAAAGTTAAAGGCTTTTATTTTGCAAATAAAGACAATTTAATAAAAATGCAAGAAACATTTTTTACAGGTACCGATCAACCAGTATTAAACTTTATGTGTCAGATTGAAAACATCGATATGAAATTCTTGCCATATGAATATAATATGCAAGACTTGCATCGTAGAGAAGCGTTAAATGAAAATATGCCATACTTGGATATGGGTTATATATTTCATTTTAACGCTATACCAAATAACGGCGATAATTCCAAAACTATGTATTGGATGGAAACCACATTTAATAAATTATATGCAAAAAATTAATTTATCATTCGTAGGTGAGTTTGGATATGAAATGATACTATCTGTGCCTTATGCTTATTGGTTGCACACAAATAATATGTTAGGATCGACAGTATCATCTAAAGATACAAAGTGTTTTTATTATTTTAGTAAATTACATGAAGAAAAATTTGATTCTAGACGAGGTTATCTGTATAATAGTGATTACGGTGGAAATAATCTACAAGGAAATCCAAATAAAACAATACATAAATCTAATTTAGATACTACAAAGTTTATTATGCCGCCATATAAAGAAATTTATAAAAATAATTTATTTGTATTTGATAAACCTTTAATAATGATTTCTAACAAATATTATAGTACAGGAAGAAATGAAAATCGATATCTCAACATTGAGATATTAAAAGAAATATTTGATATACTATCTAGCAAATTTACTATTGTATATAATAGAGCTTTAAAAAATAATATTGTAGAAGATCAAAATTTAATAGATGAAAAGTTTCAAGATCACAATTTAATTAAACAATTAAACAATCCAAATATAATTGATATTAATGAGTTATACTTAGGTTATAAAAATATGTTAAGTTTCAATACTTTTCAGTGTATGTTAAAAGCTAATTGTGAAAAATATATATCAGTTCAAGGTGGTACGTCGATATTTTCAAGCTTATTCGGTGGAACAAATATAATATATGCGGATGATTGTATGGAAACAAAATTTAACAGTTTTAATTGGTATACAAAATTAAATAATGCTGATATACTACATGTGAACAATTATACTAAATTAGTAGATTGCGTTAAATATATAAATGAAATATGATTTTTTATTAGTAGGTGCTGGTCTTTTCTCCGCAACATTCGCACATTTAGCAAATCAATCGGGTAAATCGTGTCTTATATTAGAGAAGAAATCAAATATAGGAGGAAATTGTTTTACCGAAAATATTCACGGAATAAATGTACATAAATTTGGACCACATATATTCCACACTTCGAATAAAAAAATTTGGGATTTTGTAAATAAATTTGCAACATTTAATAATTTTGTTAATAGACCCAAAGTAATTTATAAAGGGAAAGTTTATTCATTTCCTATAAATTTGTTTTCGTTGTATCAATTATGGGGATGTACATCTCCTGAAGAAGCACAAAAAAAGATCAACGAAGTTAAAGTTCAAATCGAATCGCCAAACAACTTAGAAGAATGGATATTAAGTCAAGTTGGTGAAGAAATATATCATACATTTATATACGGATATACTAAAAAACAATGGGGTAAAAATCCTTCAGAATTGCCTTCTTTTATAATTAAAAGACTTCCAATAAGATTAACATACGATGACAATTATTTTAACGATCCTTATCAAGGTATACCAATCGGCGGTTATACAAAAATGATTGAAAATATGGTAGTAAATATACCTATAGAAAAAAATGTTGATTTTTTGAAAGACATTGAATATTGGAGCAAACAATCAAAAAAAGTAATATATACAGGTGCTTTAGATGAATTATTCAATTATTCAAACGGGGAACTTGAGTATAGAAGTTTGTCGTTTGAAGAATCGATATTAGATATTGATGATTATCAGGGTAATGCTATAATAAATTATACAGATATATCAGTACCATATACACGTATCGTTGAACATAAACATTTTGATACAAGTACGATACCAAAGAATAAAACCATAATAACCCGTGAATATCCAAAAAAATGGAGTAGAGGTGGTGAAAAATATTATCCAATAAACGACGCAAAAAATAACGAATTATATGTCAATTATAAAAATATAACCACAAAAGAATATCCTAATTATATTTTAGGCGGAAGATTATCGTGTTATCAGTATTATGATATGCACCAAATTATAGGACAAGCTATGCAAAAATTCGAATCTTGTTTTATATAAGTGATGTGGAATAGATAGTTTTAAAAAAATAATGTGATGAATTATGAACGACTGTAAAGATTTAGCTTACTTTGGTGAATTTGGCCCTGAAATGATGATGTGTTTACCATATGCGTATTGGTTATATACTCAGAATTCATTAAAATCTACCACTACTTGTCCGGACACCAATTGCTTTTATTATTTTAGTCCACATCACCGTGAAGTAAATACACATCGTACAATAGACAGAATTGCAGCTGGAAACAAAAAATTGCCAAATTTTTATGAACATGACATTGAAAACTTTTGTTATAAATATTGGTCTCCACCGCCGTTAAAAGAACACTATAGTAAAAATAATGAAATTGAATTTAGTAAGGAAGTCGTAATCATAAGCAACAAATATAACGTTGAATGGGGAAAGGATCCAATTAATTATATTAATTTCGAAACATTATCCATATTACTTGATATGTTATCAAAAAAATATACGGTTATATATAGACGACCCACGCTGAATATGTGTGTGGGCGATCAAAACGAACTTTCTGGACAGTTTCATATTCTCGACAAAAGTGGAAAAGTCACGGATTATGATTTATGTAAAAGTTATAATAATGTATATACATTTCAAGACTTGATGAGTATGTATCCATATTTCTCATTCAATATGTTTCAGTGTAAAGTTTTTTCTTTGTGCGATAAATTCATAACCGTTCAAGGTGGAAGTAGTTATCTTCCGGGGTATTTTGCAAAAATGAATCTAAATTTGATTAAAAAGGGAAAGGAAATGTTACCTGGATATTTTACAAGCCCGAATAGTTGGTATAAAAAACTCAATGGTGGTGAGATTGAATTGTCCATAACAGATGACTCTTTAATTGAAAATGTTCAAAAATATTATATGTGATCCGATTCGGTTTTAGATAGTTATTTTTATGAAAATTAGTTTTATACAACCAATCAGAAATAAATTGCAATATATCACGTGGACGTAGATATGTATTATACGTCCACGTGATATATTATGCATAAAAAATGTTTAACTTGTGAATTGTTGTTTGAAACAAAAAGAATTTCACAAAAATACTGTGGATATAAATGTATGTGGAAATCTACCGAAAGAAATAAATCGATAGGAGAGAAAAATAAATGTAAATCGGTAGAAAGCAGAAAAAGTTACAAAAAAACAATGTTGAAAAAATACGGTGTAACTCATAATTCAAAATTGGAGTCTGTAAAAGAATCTAAACAACAATCGTCTTTATTAAAATACGGCACAAAAAACGTATTCCAATCAATTGAAGTGCGAGAAAAATATAAACAAACGATGTTGAAAACATATGGAGTAGATAATCCATCAAAAAGTCCAAAACTTTTGTTAAAAAAGTGGATGTCGTTTAAAGATAAATATGGAGAAGAACATCCATATTTAGTAGATAAATTTTATAGTAAAATGAAAATATCTAATGGTGGTATGACTAAACCGGAAAAATATATAATGGATTTTTTAAAAAAAAGAAACATACAGTCGATACATGAATATCCAATCGAATGGTTAAATATAAAAAAATATTATGATTTTTATCTACCTAGTTATAACATATTGATCGAATATGACGGAGATTATTGGCACAAAAACTCATTAGAAGAATGTGAAAATGATTTACAAATAAACAATTTTAAAAATGATAGATTAAAAGACAAGATTGCACAAGAACTTGGTTACAAGTTAATCAGAATAACCGGAAATAATAAAAACATAGATTCAATTTTAGAAAACATTAATTAATATGAAAATAAGCTTAGTTGTACCTAATAGAGATAATTTAAAATATTTTAAATGGTCTTATGATTCCATAAGAAAGAATCAAGGCAATCATGAAATATATATTTGTTCAGCGGCAGATGCTTGTAAAGATGGCACCGTTGAATATTATGAAGAATTAGCACGCAATGATGATAAATTTAAATATATTGTAAATGAAGGGCCGGTCAGATTAGGACACACAATTCTATATGACAGAATAGTAAATGAATTAGTTGATACAGATGTTTTTATGATATGGCACTGTGATATGTATCTCTGCCCAAAAACAATCGATTACATCGAAAAGTATATTCAACCAGGCACAATCGTTAGTCTTACCCGAATTGAACCACCTCTACATCCTCCAGGACCAGAAAAAATTGTACAAGCCTTTGGCACAGAGCCAGAAGAGTTTAATGAAGATGGTTTATTGAAATGGTTCAATGATACCCGTTTTACAAGAAAAGATAAAACCACAGAAGGAATCTTTGCGCCATGGGCTATTTATAAGAGTGATTTCCAATCTATTGGTGGTCACGACAATCTATACGCACCCCAAAGCAAAGAAGACAGTGATATATTTAACAGATTTTTGTTAAATGGATATAAATTTATACAAACGTGGGACGGTTGTGTATATCATATGACGTGTAGAGGTAGTAGATACAATCCTACACTGACTACAGTTGGAAAAGAAAGCGACGAATGGTTAGCTCAAAACAACCGAAGTGCCAGAAACTTTATTCGTAAATGGGGACATTTTGTTAAACATAATGATATTATGAAACCAATTGTACCTAACCGTTACGATGTAGGTTTTGTCGTAATTAACTGTGATGAATATAAATTAGCACTATTGGAACCTTGGTGTGACACAATCTACACAGATGTGCCATATGATCGTTACATTAACGTTGAACAAAAAAATACAAAGTTTAATCTAACCAAGAAATTGAAGAGATATGAAGATCAAAAGTTAAACGATATTATTATAGAATTTGATGCAACTAAAATATCAAATAATAGCTTTGAATTCTTTAATATGATTCAATTAATGTTAGAAGACAGTGGTCAGTTAGGAACACTTGAATATGATATATTTAAACTTAGAATTAATAAGTTAAATACTTATAGCAAACAATTGATCGAAATAAAAAACGAATGGTATAATAAAAAATTGTTATGAAAAAAATACTTAATCTTTGGAAAAATTTATTTTTAAAATATTTTGATATTAATCAGAATGGCAAATTAGATGGAGTTGAATTATTCATAATAATATCATTTATATTTATATACAATACATTTTTCCAAATTTTAGGTAACTACATTTACGATCTTATAAAATGAACTTAACAGACTATAACATATCAATTATATTTGGAATAACATTTATTATGGTTATTTGGTTAAATAGCGATATAGTACAAACAATTGCTAAATTAACAAATACCCGACGTTTATTTAAATTGGACGAATATCAATTGTATAAAAGTAATGTTGATCCGATAAGTACGTATCCAAACTTTTTATATTCAGAGTATCCTGGCTATGTTACCAAATTATTAAGCTGTGTTATTTGTTTATGTTTTTGGACAACTTTATTTAGCATTGTTGCGTTATTATATACATTGAATTATCCACTTCATTATATAGTTATGATTATGCCAGTTAACTACATTTGTAGTTTGTTGTTGTATTTATTAATAAATAAATTATTATGATTATAGGAAGTTATGTAGCATTTAATAATTTTGTATCAAAAGATAATATCGGCGCATTTGTTACACTAACAAATTGTATACAGACGTTTGATAAGATCTGTTCGTGTCAGAAGCAAAGAAAATCAATAAAACACGACGAGTGTGATAAAATCTATGTTAATTTAGTCAGCACAGTTGTACCGTCATTGGTTGACTATTTTCGTACAAAGACCACAGATGAAGAAATTATATTCTATCATAATGGTCATAATTTAATTACAAAACTTAAATTGCGTTAATAATCTTTAATGATTCAATAACTTTTGATGTAATATATGGATGATCGTCTAGTATACATCCGTTTAATTTATCACTATAATCCTCCCATTCAAAAGCACAGTCAGCTTTTGATTTTACTCTTGGATCATTTAACATTTCGTGGTCATTTGCCGCAGCATTATAAATCTTAACAATTTTGTTCTTACTGAATCGTCTGCCTGAAGACACCGGTTCTTGTTTAAACTTTGTAATATGTACTAACTTACCACCTTGTATATTTTGCAACCAAGTACATTCATCCTCTGCATATACATCGTATCTGATATCTGTAATAAAAATTATATCAACATTAGACTGTTTGATCTTTTGTTCAATCTTGTTAGTCCAATATTTACCCATTGATACTTTTCGCATTACGTCGCCGTAAGCAACTAATAACGGTCTAATAATATTCTTTTCTTCGGTGTTCTCTGTAAAAACATCAACTCCAACCTTATTCTGGATAAGGTCTTTTAGATCGTTTTTTAACTCATATGCTAATGCATACTTTTCAATTTTAAATCCTTGTTTTTCCAAAACGTTTTGAGCAACTCTAGCAAACAAATCTTTGCCACTGCGAGCAAAGCCAGATACACCTATAATTTTCATATTATTTAAATAACTTTTCTACTTCTTTCTCACTATATCCAAATCCTTGTATTAGTTCACACAATTCTTTTAAATTAACATCACTTGATGTATATATGTTATAGTAATCTATAGCGTCACGCTTTCCAATTTTATATTTTTTACAAATACAATTCAAAATTGTTTCATTAATTCCCTCTGTACTATTTTTAATATACTTGCAGAACTTTCTTCCTTTGGGCACCAAATCGATTAATACTTGATAAAATTGTTCATCTGGTATATTTTGAAAATACTTTGAAACAAATGATATATCTTCTATGATATCAACATCCATACTAAGAAATCTGATTATCATATATTTGTTAAAAGACTTCTTTTCTTCTTCCGATAAACATTTATAATAGTCTTTTTTCTTTACCTCACGAATGTGATTTATATGATCAAATAAACCACGAACTTTAACTTTGTTTTCGGATGTGTTCTTTGCTTTCATTATTTAATATTCTACTACGTTTATTCAATATTTCAATGTCTTTTGATATTTTATTATTTTTAATGTTGAGTAACTCTAATGCGTCTACGGTTAGAATTTGGTGATCATCAAAATGTCTAAGCAATCTGATGAACAAATAAAAGTTTGCAAAAGTAAAAATGGCTACTATTATTAGTAGTAGCCACATCATTGTTTGATTATTGAAAATATAACTCATATGCGTATAACTATCTACACATATGAGTTAACATTTATTTCAATTAAGCCTTACGACTAGCAACCATTGTACGTACAGCCTTAACGTTGTTAAGGCTAACTTGAGTTGACTGTGCCGGTACGGCGTGGTCAATGACCGTACCGACGGCACTGTACCCTGCATTCAAGACTTCACGTAGTGCCTTAATCTGACGACCATCTAGGTCAACGCGGGTCTTACCACTACGCAGTGTCAAACGTGAAGCCTTCTTGGCCTTCGCTAGGGGAGTGGAGAGGTAAATCTCAACACCAGCGGTGTTATGGCCTACGAAGTTAGTCTTATTACGAGCATTTGTACGAGTATACATATTATTTTTATTACTTTCTTTTTTTATTTGTTTTTTTTGTTTCGTTAGATTCTTCACTAACTTAAATTTATTTTACCACCCATTGTTCAAACTGTCAACAACTTTTTCAATTAAAGTTTAAATTCTTTTTCAAAACGTTCAAGAGCGTAGTCCTTAGCTTTAAATTCAAAGTCTACATCAACGTCATTTTCAAACAATTCTTTGTGTAAAGTATATACATAATCTGAATGTGCTCGGTCTGTTGGACCAGATCTACCATTACTGTAGTGAAATAACGGTTTATATTTACCCCAAGTTTCCATACACATTAAGATGGCTTTTTCAGGAGAAATATTTTCTGGATTATTTAATCTAAAATGATGTGAGTCATAAGTAATGGGGATTCCTGTTTTTTGATATATCAGATCATAAAGATTAATCAATCCCCAACTATTGGGTTTATCTTCTAATTCAAGTACTAACCTGGATTTTACGTTGACGGGTAAATCATTATATACATCGATAAACCGTTTAGCAATTTCTTTAGTACCGCCTTTATAAATATTCATATGAATATTAATGGGAGACTCATATGTTTGTGGCAAACCAAACAAATCCATAATAGATGCATGATTTTTTAATTCCACAATGGATTTTTCTACAACAGTCTTTGTAGTACTTGCAGGCACAACAAATTGATCAGGATGTGTACTACATCGAAGATTATTCTTTTTAATGATTTCCGCACCACGTTTGAACTCATTATAAATACGATCTTTGTCAGTAAGAATATCAAGTGATAAATTTGCTTCTGGTAAAGTAGCCAATGGAAATAAATCACTGCTGATTCGATAGTTCCATCCTTTACTCGCACATAGAGAAAAAGTGTTTACCGCAACATTTACATTGTTCAGTGTTCGTTGAGAAATAGTAGATAAAGCATTTTTTCGTTCCAATGACAAGAATCTAGTCTTGGTCATAGTATTAGCTTTGAATCCTTTTTCTTGAAGTTGTAGAGAAATGCAACACAATGATTTTTTCATTGCAGTCATCTTACCAACAAATTTATAATAAGTCAAGCTTTAAGTCCAAGGATATAGTGGCATCTTATATTTTACGCCACCTATCATAATTCCCACATAACCTGCAATTGGACTTCCTGCGCCACTCATAAACATATTATTTGATCCTGTAATAGAATTATTCAGTTGCAGTGATCCTTCTACAACCAAATTATTTTCAATTCTACCATTACTAGCAGTTATTTCTGTAATAGATACGTATCCGCCACTAATATTAGTAAAGGAGGCGTATCCGCCACTAATACTTCCAGTAAATGAATTTGCGGTCCATGTATCAGTGTATATATTAGTAAAAGAGGCATATCCACCACTAATACTTCCAGTAAAAGATCCTGTAAAATTACCTCTGACTTGTTTTGAATCAAATCGTGTGTAACCACCAACAACAGACGAACCTATCCTTATAGTAGTTGCGGAACTACCAAAACCTATTGTAGTGGGCGTAGACAATAAAAGCGGTGAACCATTTGTACTGTCTATATCACCACCTATATTAACACTACCATTGGTAGTCAAAGTATTTGAAGAAGCATCATAACTTAATGATGTATCATACCCTACAGTTCGTTGTCCGCTTCCATTGGAAAATAATAGATATTTAGTACCTGAGTCACTTGATTGATTTTTAATAAAAGTACTGCCACTAAAACTGCCTGTATAATTTGTAGCAAGTACTTCACCTCTTTTTGAGACTTTAAATTTTGTGACGGCTCCAACTTGTAAATCTATCAGTTTACTGCTATTATTCGACGGTCCTGCGTCCGATACATTCATTTTTATCGCAGTCTGATCACCAGACCCGAATGTAGCGGTCATTGCATTAATTGGGGTATTCGCCATAAATTACTCTTATAAATATAAATAGTATCTATAATAAGTAATTTATATTATAATATTTCTACCTACCCACTTCTTTAAAATATACGTCTTTAGCTTCTTGATACGACATACCAAACATTTGGTTATAGAAATGTACCGTATTCTTTAAATTTGATTCACTCTTTAGCTTTTTATATCGATCTACAGCCTTTGGTCGCCACCACTCAATTATACCTTGCATATCACGTTTAAAGAGGTCTTTCATCTTCAATTGATCAACATCAATTTTACTTTGCAAAAACTCTTTGGTATTTTCATAAAAACAACTATAATATACACCTCGTTCATATCCGTGTTGATAGTTGGATTGTTTTATTCCACATTTACTAAATATCATACCAAGAATACGAGATTTAGCTCCAGTTACAGGTCCACTCACTCCTTCTTTTTGAGTAAGTGCTTTATCATAAGCAGTTACATCAATATCTTTTAACCAATTGTGCCAAGTTTCATAAACACCATCATCTGGTTTAATTGAAATTTTACCAGCACTAGATCCACATTTGTGCCACCATTTTAAACTATTATACATACTGTAACTACCATATAAACTTGTAGTTGTCATACCCACAAGAGTTTGATCGTATAATTGTTTCCAAAGATCACGTACTGTTGACGTAGTAATCATAGCGGCTATTAATTTACCACCTAGAAAATTATAACCAATTGGCTGAGTACTCATAATACAACTGCCAATTGCACTATGTGCCAATCGTTTCTTTTCCATCTTATCAGATGTAGTCCATCCTAAATAATTGTCACGGTCAGTAATAGCAATTACATCACTAGAAACACTGATACAACCAATATACTTTGGATTATCAATATCTCCATCGGTTACAAGAAATTTAATAAATCTACCAGGCGTTTGATCAAAAGTCATTGTATGACCAAAAATACGAAGAATTGTCCAATCTTCATTTTGTTGTTTTGATTCAACATAAACCAATTTTGGATTTATACTTTCAATTTCTTTAATAGTTAAAGATTCATCGTTAATATCGGTGGGTGTCCAAATTTTGGCTTTAATCATATTAGCCTTATTTGAGAAACTTTCACACGTTTGTATTTCCATCCACTTTTTGTAAAAGGTCTGCTCTTCAACAGACATAGACTTCAACAAATTAAGATTATCAATCAACTTTCGTTTATTTCCTTCAAAGTCAAACGATTCAATTCCAAAGTATTCTTGTAACGTATCCATATTATTCTGTGTTTTTTTCTTTGTTTCTGAAAACCATTTGAAATTTTAATGTCAATTCATTTGTAGATTTCTTGACTTCTATTATTTTCCACTTTTCTTTTAGTGTATCCAAATACATATTAGTACCATTATCAATATACTCTATAGGTAATTTAAGATCCAGTAAATCTTTTTCCTCATATACTAAAATGTTTTTTTTGTTGAGTTTATCTAAATATAGTAGTATTTTATCTCTTTTTTTTGCCATAATATGGTATAAATAGAAACACCGTATATCAAATCAAAGATATACGGTACATCTATTATATTGATTTTTCTTTAAACATTAACGGAATTGTTCTTTGTTGTATCAACATTGACTATAACAATCGACTCCTTGTTGGAAGATGAATTGATGTTCACCATTTCAACCAATAGCTCACGATTTAAATGTACTCCTTTGTTCTTAGCTTCATCAATAACCGATTTGGTAATCGGTCCAAATACGTGTACCAAAGTTGGCCGACCTTTTCCGTTAGGTAAAACGCCAATTACATTTAGTTCACCTCGATTAATTGCTTTCTTAACCTTGTCTCGTAAACTAATAGTTACGATATCAGTGTTAATGTCATTTAGTTCCTTAATTGTAAAAATACAACTTGGATATTTTACTGTTTGATTTGTCTTATTCTTACGATCTGTCTTTTTCATACTTTATCCTTTCTTGTTTATGTTGTTATAAATCTAACCGTTAGTATATTATATCATCTTTATATTATATGTCAATCGAATCCATCATCTTTTTATTAATAGTCTTAACAATCTGATTTAGATTCTCGACGTTAATAAAATTAGAGTCTACACCATACATTGTTCTAAAATTAGCACGTAACGTTTCCGCTCCAAATCCCTCATATTCTGTTACAAAATACGAAATGATATTATATCCAGTCTCCCGAATTTTATTTACTTGTGTACGAGTGTGATTCAAAGCAGTTGCGCCATTATATGAAAACCCAATACCTCCTGTACTATGGTAGTTGAAACACGGTTCACCATCACTAATATTAACAAAATAACTGTTTGTGTTGTTACTAGCTTTAGGCAAATATCGTAACAATGCTTCAAAACATAATCCTTCTGGAGTTGTATGTGTTGGCAAAAGATATGAGAACATATTCTTTATCTTACTAAATTTATCAACCTTAGAATCATACGCGACTACAATGTATGGACTGTTACCCATCGATGTACGAAAACTAATCGTCAGATCCACATTGTCAATCATAGACGTAGCCTTTGCTAGTGCAACACATAGTTTAATTGTACGATTCCACTTTTTGCCTTGCATACTAGCACTAGCATCTACACTGATATGAAAGTTAATTTTCTTATATTTGGTGACAAATGTATTATAAAAGATATTGCTATCGGTTTCAAATCCGAGTTCATGCATCAAACGTTTATCAATCTTACCAATATTACGACGGGTAAACTTATCAACGTTAATTTCATTACGAATTTGAAGACGACGGCCTAACTTAGCTCCTAACACAATGCCGTCATCCACATTCTTCTGTAACATAGTACGAGCGCCAATATCATCTTTTGCAATAGACATTGGAAATTCATCCGATAGGATCAATTCTTTTGTCATATTCTTTACAAGAATACATTCAACGTTACCAACAATTCCGTTGTTCTTAAGAACATCACTTGCAACAGGTACTAGATCAATTTTACTCTTTTCTAGTACATCAAGCAATGTCTTTTCACGTCTAGAAACCTTTTTCTTTTTGATTTTACCAGCCAGAAAGTCTTTCTGTTTATCAAATGATTTAGCAATCTTAGTCTGTTTAGACTTACTAATATTTGAATCAGATCCAATATTGGAAGTTACATCGCTACTGTCAGTTGTAACAGTAGACTCCATACCACCAAGTACATCACTAGCAGTACCCAATATAGTTGGGTTCGGTGAATCATCTTCAACAACGGATGAATTACCATCTTCATCACCATTTCCATCCGTTGGTTGTGACTGTACATTATCAGTTTTGTGTTCAGTAATATTCTTAAATACAATTTCAGAAATCTTATACGCTATGTCTAGACGATCTTTTGGAGTTATCAGACGACAGATATTTGACAAATTCAATTCACAAGCAATGTCATACAAACCAGGCAATGCTTTCAAACTCGCATCGGGATTCGTAAGATTAATAATACGAAACATATATGAATCGATACTAGGTGTACGATATAGATCGCTTTTCAATGCATCTGAAATTACTTTATTATTAAAGTATTCATCATACAAAGCATCGTAATAACCACGATAACCAGGCGCACTATTATGTACTGTATAATCAATATAACGATCTTCTACATAATTTAGAATCTGTTGACTGGTCTTACCAACAATATCTTTTGAAATATTCAACTTTTCAGTGTAATTATAAATGTCACGGGGAACATTCATCCACACTGTCTTAAACATTTCAAAATCAGAATATTTAACGTGACTGCCTTCGTGTAAGGCTAGTCCAACAGCCACGTCAAAATTATCCTTCTTAGTAATATCGCTACTGATATAAACCACCTTACCATCAGTACAATTTACAGCACTGTCATTAAATACTACAGGAATGTTCTGGTTCGTCAGAATGCTAACATAATTAGAAATAGCACGACGAGCGGAAGACATACGAATCAGTCGAGATGTGTTTTCCGAAACACGGTCTTCTACGTCATCGTTTAACGTGTTATTAGCGTCATCCGCAATAGCAGCATCAAGTTCATCTTCCCAATCCCAATCGTAATTGTTGCCCTTTAACCAGAAATCACTGTAGTTGCTCATAATAATTTATTTTCTATATGTTATTAAAAAGGAGGTTGAGTAGTATTGTTCAATGGATCATTAAACAACTTTTCCTTAGATTCTACCTTAATATACTTTTGTACCAACTGACGAATATATGTACGTTCACTGTCAACACCACCATCCTCAGTAAAGTTAGGATAAATGGTCGTCTCAGCAATTTCAAGCAAATTAAATCCATCCACAATTAGTTCCGCAATTTCAACAGTACTACGTGTAGGAATAAAATTAGTAAGCTTACTATCTTCCTGCTTAATCTGTTTACGAGTATGATCAGCAATTTCACAAACAGACTTTAGAACGTCTAGCTGTTCATTGGAGTTAATATCAAACCGATTCTTTAATAGTGAAAATTCAGCGTCCTTATCAAGCGGAGTCACTTCAATCTTAACAGGAAAACGTGAAAGTAGAGCACGATCCATTACACGGGTAGCGGTATATTCATTGCCTACGTTAGCAGTAGCGATAAAAGTTACACCGTCTGCAACCTTAACAACTTCACAATCATCCTTTTCATCCAATCGAAGATAACGCTGGAGATCATCAAGAACAGTCATTAGAATATTAACACCGTCGTGATGACTACGAGAAATTTCATCGAGTAGAATGATAGCGTTAGGAGTGCGAATAGCCTTGATAAAACTAGACTCCTTGAATAGAGTACCAGTCTTCTTATCAAAGTGAGTGTTACCAATCAAAGCACTACGAGCATCTTGAGTAGCACCCAAATTAAAATAGAAGAAGTTATCTTCACGACCGATAGCCTTAGCTACAGTTTGAGCAGCAAGAGTCTTGCCACAACCAGTTGGTCCAAGAAGCAAAATGTTCTTGCCACGAATAGCACTACGTACCATATACTTCCACTTGAGATCGTCCATAATCAATGAACTAGGACGCAGATTTACACAAGTATCAAGATACGTCTTGATGTTGAAGTTCTTGCTAGTAACCAAATTTAATGAGTTTGTATTTTTCATATGTGTTTCTTACCGTAAATCCATCTTACCACGGATTTATAAGAAGTCAACCGGAAAAATAAAAAAACCACCAGTTACGGTGGTTTGGATCATTATTAAAATAATATTATCAATGGTGATGGTGATGATAATGATGTACTGGACGACCCCAACCACCATATACAACTACCACTGGCTGTGGTTGTACATAAACCACTGGCTGTGGATGTACATAAACCACTGGTTGTGGTTGAACGTATACCACAGGCTGCGCATAAACCACAGGCTGTGGATGTACATAAACCACTGGTTGTGGTTGTACGTATACAACTTGTGTTGGGGGATTTACAATTCTGTCTATAACGTGAATTACAGCAACTCCGGTTAATACTTTACCAACAGTTGCCCATTCTCTATCTCCAGCAAATGTTTGAGAAGCTAGAGTTGCACTCAATGCGGCGATAGTAATTAATTTTGTCATATTTATCCTTTTTTAGGTATACATTTATAGTATACCAAATTTAAAAAATTGTCAACTACTTCTTTTTAGCTTTACCAGCCTTTGTATATTTAACAACCAATTTTTGTAGAGCTTTTGGCAAAGTAGGAGGTGTATATTTTGGATTAATACTCTTATATTCGGACGATTTAAGAAACTTTCCAACGACTTGCATTGGTTGAGTAGGATCGTCTTTTGGATCATTCATATTCTCAACTTTAACATTCTTTACAAGTTTGAATCCTTTTTGAGGGTTAACTACGTTTTCTTCGGACTCAGATTGTTTATCTGCTTTTTTACCACCTTCTTTATCTTTACTATTTTCTACTACTTTGGATAAAGCACTATCTACATAATTTAAATCTTTGGATGCTAAATATTCTTTTACGAATTTCTTAACATCTTCAAATTTCATGAAAAGCTTCTTGGTTCTATCAGTATAGTCTTTAAACGCTTGTACGTCACAAATACCGTGTACTATTGGTCTAATACTAATATGATATGGTTCACAATCACATACATTGTAATTGCCAGCATCGTCGAGTTCAATAGGCTTCTTAATTTCTTTTGATAATCCGTCGATTAAATCACTCCAAGAAGACGAAGCATTTGTATATTTTTGCTCCAATGTTTCTTTTACCAGTTTATTGACTAATTCTTTAGAAGACTTCATATTAATATACATATAAATAGTACTTGATGGTCAATTATTAATCTTTTTTATCGTGTAATATTTCTATATGCCCAATGTACCCATGACTATCATTTCTGGTGGCTACTGCTTTAACGTTGTATATAGTACCTTCTCTATCAATCATTCTGTATATACTAATACTACTTCTTTTATCTTTAATAGATCTGTCCCATTCTTTTTCAACCATTTCCAAATCTTCACTAAAGATACCATTTTTCCACCCATTACCTAAGAAATAATCTACATCGTGTTTTAATAATTGACAATATTTTTCATTTACCCACGTACATTTACCATCGGTATCACATTCAAATATTGGTTCCGGTCTATTATCTAATATCCATTTTTGTCGTGTGCATATAGTCTTAATCAAATTACTATCGTGACTAACCTGCTTGTTTATCTTATCTACATGGTCTTTTAACGATGTGCCCGAATTGGGTTTGACTTCTTTTAATATTTCTTTTACATTCCGATTCAATGTAAATACCCATTTGAATGCGCCGAATAAAACGCCGCCGGCTGCACTTATTACTAATATTTTTTCTAGGTATACAAAAATGGATTCCATAATATAAATCAATCGAGATGGATATAAATATAATAAAAAACGAGTACTCGTTAAAGTACTCGTTATATTTTTTAGTTATTTACAATTACAATTTGAAGTCGTCAAATGCACCTTCACTAATCGTGTTATCAACTCCTTTAACATAACTACTCAATTCAGTTTCTTGGGGGGCTACTTGAAGTTTTTTACTATCATAGTAACTATCTAACCATCCTGATAGTAAATTGGTCTTAGCAGCTGGATACAATTTCTTATATCCCATACTTGTTAATCTGTTATTAGCCAACCATTCAATATAATGTTTCAAACTTTCCGCCGTCAATCCAACCAAACTACCTTTACTAAATAGATAATCTGCCCAATCCTTTTCAGCATTTACCGCCATTTCATAAGCAGCATATATCTTGTCTTCATTCTTCTTAACAATATCTTGGAATCCTTCTTCTGGATTATTTATCCAATTCTTCATAATGTTCTGGGTAATAGCTACGTGAAGATTTTCATCTCTACTGATAAATTTAATGATCTTACTATTACCCTCCATCTTTCCACGATATCCAAAGTAGAAACTACAAGCAAATGATACATAGAATATCAACCCCTCAGTAATCTGAGTAGCCAATACAGCATCAAACAATTGTTGTTTAATATCATCCGACGGCGTTAATAGTTCATCATACTTCTTACTAATAGCTTTAGCACGTTTCACAATTTCTTCGTCTTCTAAGACACTATCAAAGAACTTGGTAGCATCTGGATAAACATTGTTAAGAATGTATGTATAACTGTTACTGTGAATAGTTTCAAAGAAACTCCACGCATTCATACAAATTTCCAATTCACTATTTGTAACGTGCTTCATTAGTTCGTGAATACTACGACTCAACATACTATCAGTCATAGTTTGAAACTTTAAATTACTGTCAAAAACAAATCGTTCTTCAGCAGAAAGATTCTTGTAATCACTAATATCCTTCACCAACGAAACCTCCTGTGGTCGCCAAAAGAAATTTAGTTGTTGATCGTACAAATCATAAAACTTTGGATATTTGATCTTATCATATCGTTGAAGCGATAAATCTTCACCCAAGAACATTGGGTTGCGCAACTGATCTATGTTTTTCTTATTTAGTACAGTTTTCATATGTATTTTTTTATTATAGGGCACAAGCTCCGCTTTCACAACCGGATTCTTGTACTATTGGTTTTTCATCAACCGTTTTTGTTTCCATGGCTGTTTGTTTATCACCATCATCTGTATTAGCATAATATAGATTCTTCAATCCATACTTGTATGCCAACAAAATATCTTTAATAACAACCTCTACAGGCACTTTGTTTTTCTCATAACGGGACGGAATATAGTACGTGTTGGTACTGATACTCATATCTGTAAACTTTTGAATAGCAGCAGCTACCTTCAAATATCCTTCATTGCTTGGCATATCAAAAGCAAATGTATAATTATCTTTGTACTTATCAATATTAGGGACTACCACAGGCAAAATGTTACTCTTACTTCCCTTGAAACTAATAGCACTACGGGGGGGTTCAATGCCATTGGTACTACTTTGAATTACACTACTTGATTCTACTGGCATACAAGCAGTAAGTGTACTGTGTCTCATACCATACTTCTTGATTTCTTCACGTAAAGCTTCCCAATCCATATGTAAAGGTTCAGTGATAAATTCATCAATGTCCCGCTTATAAGTATCAATCGGAAGAATACCTTGACTAAATTTAGTACGATCAAACTTTTCACACTTACCAATTTCTTTTGCCATTTCAACACTTGCCTTTATTAGATAGTAACTGGTCTTTTCCATCCATCTAGATACGAAATTCGGAGCTTTATCGTCCCAATATTTTAATCCTTCTTTAGCTAAGAGAGCAGCCAAGTTACTTACACCTACACCAAGACTACGACGTTTAGTAGCAAAGTTCTTTGCTGCTGGTACGAAATATTCTTGATGATCAATTAAAGCGTCCAACATTCTGACAATAATGTCACATACATTTTCCATTTCAGTATCATCTTTAATTTCTAACCAATTCAATGCTGCCAATACACAGACTCCAATTTCTCCTTTTTGATCATTAACATCATAAATAGGAATTAATGGATGATGCACTTCGAGGCAAAGATTGCTTGTATCTACTTGATCCAACCAACTACCGTGTTCATTTGCGTGATCCACGAACATTGTATAAATACGTCCAGTTTCAAGACGTTCTTTAGCTAATAGTCCCATCAATTCACGAGCAGGAACTTTCTTCTTGAACTTGAGGTTCTTGTTAGCTTCAGCCTTTTCATACTTTTCTCTGAATCCTTCTAATCCAAATGTATTCCACAGTGAAGGGCATTCGTGATAACTGAATAGTGTAACGTCTTGATTCTTCAAGAAACGTTCAAAAATTAGTTTATCAAGACCCACACAATAATCTAACTTACGAACTCGATTATCATCTGTGCCTTGATTATTCTTCAATACGAGAATATCTAGAATATCATAATGAAACCAAGCGAAGTTTACAGTTGCACTCCCACCACGAATACCATTCTGGTGACAGCTTTTTACGGTAGCTTCAAATGATTTAGCAAATGGAATTGGTCCTGTATGCATCACTTCACCATTACGAATTGGAGCGTTTGTAGCACGTAGTCTTGATAAGTTCAATCCAATACCATAACGACTAGCTGTAGCAAACCCAACCGCGCTATTGTTGCTAAAAATACTACGTAGATCATCATCGACTGTGAACAGTGAACAACTGGCATAACTCTTCATTGGAGTTCTTACGCCTGCCATAATTGGTGTGGGTAAATTGATCTTATGTTTACTAAAGTAATTATAAGCTTTCTTTACATACTCAAGTCGGTTTTCTTTATAATCTTTAAAGAAAGTCATTGCAATAAGCATATAAGCAAACTGAGGACTTTCATAAATTACCTTAGTAGCCCTATTTTGAACCAAGTACTTATCACACAACTGTTTGATACCGGCATACGTGAAATTAAAATCACGATCATGTCGTAGAAACTCATCTAGCTTGTCAAATTCTTGTTTGGAATACCAATTTAAAATATCCGAGTCATAAACCAAAGCGTCAATATTAGTTTTAACTAGATCGTGTAACTTTGGGGGATTTTTACCACCCCAAACATTTTTTCGTAATTGATAATTTAATAAACGTGATGCTACAAATTGATAATTAGGTTTATCTTCTGTGATTAGATTAGACGCGGCTTCAATCAACATCACGTGTATATCTTTTGATGTCATACCATCAAAGAATGACAAATGAGCGTTCATCGCTACTTCTTCAAATCCAACGCCTTTTATGTCTTCAGTAGCCCATTGTAAAATTTTATTGATTTTATCTGCATTAAACTTCTCAGTGATACCATTTCGTTTCTTTATAAAAATTTCTTTATTCATACGGGTAAAAAATAACTATTGTTTAGATAGTTCATTTTGCGTTTAGTCTATAACTTTTTTATTATTTTTTTATGTGTTTTTCGTCTACTCCATACTATGAGTTATTCTTCATCATTGTTATGAACATTCCATTTTGATTTTAGAACCTTTTTGACTTGATTTTCACCATCCATCATTTCATTCAAGATACTCATGCCCTCACGGCTATTTTCACCATAAATTTCAATATGACCACAACTAGCGTTCATCTTACTTGGGAAGGTCAAACCATCCGGTCCGAAACGATTCTTAATTACGTGGAATCGTGCAGTATTTGCTTGTTTATCGTTAACTTTACGACTTAGACTAAGAACAAAGTCAGCGGTCATAATCTTTCTATAACTATCTGCGATATTGTTAGCCTGAATAATGTCTTCATCCATAGCTGCTCGATTACTCTGTGAAGCACTCCAAATAGGAACTTGTAACTCACCAGCTACACCACGTAGTTCCTCATAAATACCACCGGCTTCACTATAACTGTTACTATTACGTTCACTTTGCGACGGACGTAGAATATCTGCGTAATCCACAATAATCAGATCAACTTTAGTACCTAGTATAGCCAATCGTTCACAATGAGCCTTAAGGCTATAAGCACTTACTGTTTTAATTGGGAAGTATTTAATCTTCAATTTTCCAGGTACCTCTGCAATCTTCTTCTTCACGATGTCTACGTTATTACGAATGTTCTGGAAATCAATTCCTGTAAAACAAGCATCATAACGTAGTCCAACATAATTTTCATTCAATTCAAGAGTAAAATGAACTACATTTTTACCTTGTTTCATCGCTTCAACGCCTAGTTTAGATAGTACCCAACTTTTGCCACTACCAGCACAAGCTGTAATAATACCCAATTCACCCGCTGCCAATCCGCCGTCCATAATGGTATCAATTTCAGTCCAATTGGTTTTAATACAATTACGACTCATTACGCTCATTCGTTGTTCTACATCTTCGGTATAATCGTGACCAATATTACGTTCCATACCAGCTTTCATCGCGTGATCAACTACATTCTTAATTTTATCATATTGACCGAGTGCCAATAAATCAGCACTTTCAATAATAGCATTCTTTAGTTTCTGATTTTTACAGAATTCCAAGAACTGTTCCTTAACAAACTTCAAATCGTTATCACTTACCTTTTGATAAACCAATTTGAGATTATCCACGATACTTCTCTTAAGTAATTCATCGTTTACTTCATCAACTTTAATCTTAAATACGGTTAAAGTTGGTAGATCTTTATATTCGTTAAAATACTTTATACTTTCTTTTACGACCCATTTATTTGCATCACTTTCAAAGAAGTCTACTTCGATAATATCATTAATACGTTCAATGAATGAACGATCAGATATTAAACACGAAATACACTTGATTTGGAAGTCACGGCCGTATTTTGTTAATGAATCAATTGCTTTTTTGTTTTCCATAAGATAACTCTACTATACCACCAAATTTTGTGGTTTTCAACTTTTATTAACCGACGTTTTTATTCTACAAAACTATTTAATTTGCCAAAACATTCTTGTAACCAAATGTGATAATTGGGGATATTATTCCACATTTTGTCTTCTGTAATCAATTTAGTAAAACTCATTTTATCAATTCTACGTACAGGAGTTTTTATTATTTCTTCTATACGTAACTGTGTAAATGACTGTACTTGCGTATCTTTTAACTGCATCAACGTGTGATTACGTTCAAGTAGTAACTTGTTATCCAACACAGTCTGATATATTTTATACTTACCCTTGTTATTTTCTGCGTAATTATAAATCTCATTTAAATCATATTGACGTTCTTCTGATAAGAAAGGAAATGATTTAATTACCCGCTTCAAACCTACGCCATCCAGTCCTGGAATATTATCACTGACATCACCTTCCATAACTCTATATAAAATATAGTTACTACATGTAACTCCATATTCATCTAATATTTCTTTACAACCAAATATTCTCTTTTTGACAGGACTCCAAATTTTGACTTTGTCATTTGCCAATTGTAAAAAGTCTTTATCAGTAGACATAATTGTTATATTACTGTCCTTAAAAGTTTCTGTAGCTAAATAAGCAATTGTATCGTCTGCTTCTATTTGATCAATTGCCATTATAGTAACAGGCAAAGTATCTAAATAATTTACAGTACGAATCAATTCTTTTTTAAAGTTTACAGATTCTATCTCAGATGAAGACAGTTCTTCATAATTACGATTGAGTCTGATATCTGTCTTTCTACCATTTTTGTAAGCTGGATAAATCTTTCTACGTTTCTGACTTCCTCCCTTACCATCAAATACAATAATAACTCGGGTAGGAGAAAGCAATTTAATTGCATATCCAATACTTTTTAAGAAACCAGCAATACCACCTGTATGTAATCCATCCTCATTGAGAGAAGGAATGGCCATAAAACTTCTAATGTAAGTATTAAGGCCATCAACAAGGAGGATGTCAGAATTAGTAGTCTTTTTGAGACCGTCACTTCCAACACCCTCCTTAATGTTTTCAAACAAGGAGAACAGTTTCTTCTTTTCAGATGAACTGAATCCGCTCATATTATTCTTCGTTAACCGAAGTTTCTTCTGACTCTACGACAGCATCGTCAATGATCTGACTATTAAAGTCTTTGTACTTCATAATTACAACATCACAAATCTTCAAGTAAATTTCTTCACTCAGTTCCTTGTCTGTTTTCATCACGGTCACAAAGTCTTTGGATTGAAACTTCCATTCGGATCCATCATTCTTCTTGTATGTGTAATAAGCACCACCTTGTTTAATCAGACTTTGATCTTTTAGAACTTTAATCCAACTACCATAGTCAGCAATTCCGCTATCAAAATAGATATCAAAACTTGCTTGACGTTGTGGTGGACCCATACGATTCTTCACAACAACCGCTTTACATTCGTTACCAATAACTTCATCGCCCCTCTTGAGTTTACCTGTATTATTTAAACGAACACGAACACTACAGTGATAAGCAAGTGCTTTACCACCTGATACCACATACTGATCTCCAAACGCCATAGCCTTTAGATTCTGACGTAGTTGATTAGTAAACACTGTAAGTACCTTCTGCCGACCAATCATAGTAGTAATCTTACGCATTGCTTTGCTGATAATAATTGACTTACCAGTAGCGTAACCATCTTTACCGTGATCGCTTTCAAGTTCTACCTTTGTAGATGCCGCTGCTACGGAATCAACAATAATTGTTAGAATTCGATTCTTGTCACTTTTACGAACAATAGCAATCATTCGTTCCATCTGTTCAAAGATATCCTCAACAGTTTCACATTGAACATATAGAAGTTTTGATAGATCTACACCGAGACTTTTCCAGAATTCCGGTGCGGCTGAGTTTTCTGTATCAATTACAACAGCAACACCACCTTTCTTTTGGGTATCTGCAACAACGTGAGCGGATAACAAACTTTTACCAGTACCTTCAAGTCCATTAAATTCTACCATTTTTCCAACTGGCAATCCGCCGTGGGGCCGATTACTAATTGCCAAATCTAGAATAGAAGAACCAGTGCTAATCCAATCCGTGATTTCAGATGGATTGTCTTGTTCATCTAGAAAATGAGCAATCTTTCCGCCCTCTTTATTTGCTTTATTTAATTCATTTGCCAACATTTCGATTAGTTCGTCACGTTGACCCGTATCTTTAGTAACACTTTTTTTTGCCATAACGTATATAAATAGAAAGCCGGTGGACTATAAAAACTCCACCGGCTTATTTTTTAATTTTTAAGAGTTAAACAAGTCATCAAATGCTTGATCTACACTATCTTTACCCTTAGCTTTAGCTGTACTTGGTGATTGTACGGATTTTGCCTGGGATGTGACCACAGTACTTGTGGGGAACGGAGCTTCATCATCATCTCCACTTGGAGTTGGTTCTGATACGATCTCAGTAGCAGATGCTTCTGGATTTAACCATTTATCCATAACATCTTTTAGATCGTTATAGGATAGTTCTTCAAACAGATCCAAAATATTAACTTGGGACTTCAATGCTTCCATCAACTGTGCATTCTTTGGATCTACAGCGAGACTTACATTTGGCTTAACACGAATGCTTGTTTCTGGGAAACTAGCTCCACCTTCAGCTGTCTTGAATTCTACAACGATATCACGACCATTGGTTAGATCGGTAATATCACCGAAATCAGGATCACTGATGATTGATAGAAGTTCTTGATAAACTTGTTTACCGAATCCCCAGAACTTTACACCTTCTCCTTCTTCGCCACGAATAATAGCTGGTACGAAAGTACGCATCTTGGGTTCCATCTTACGACCCATCTGCCAATCTTCTTTTGAACCAGTCTTTTTCAGACGATTAGCAAATTCAACGATTGGATCTGGACGACCGAAACTATCAGGAGATAGATATGTCTTGTTGTTGATGTTGTAATGAAACTTTAGTTCAATGAATGGATTATCAGGTACATACTTGTACGGAACAATACGAACTACCTGTTTACCAGGCTTTGGTTTCCAAATCAAGTTTGATTTCTGATTTGTGTTTGAGAGAGAGCTCAAACGGCTCTTTAGCCGACTTAGATCTAATGCCATAATTATTTAATATTTAATTTTTAATTAGTTAATTAATTCGTCTGGTTCACTCAAACCAGATTGTATAACCAACTCGAAACTAAGTCTACACTAGGTGCAGACCAAAATCAAGTCAAAAATACATATTAAATTTCGGAGATAGAAAACAATTTTAATGGAACTATTTTAACTCCAATTTCATTGGTTAAAATAATACTGTTTTTATATAAATCCCAATTTAATTGAAAGCTCTTATCAAATACACCATTGTTTTCATCAGCAATCAACTTATTCATTGCGTTGAGCGTATATAGTGTATTTGTTTGCTTCTTACGATGTATACTAATGGTACCTTTGAATCTGTTAATTTGTTCACGTTTTTCAACGTTGAATGTTAGATATAATTCACGAAGATTATTTTCGTTAGCAAATATAAAGATCTTATTATCTATAAGAGTATATTGTCTTGGTATTTCTTTTAACGATTCTGTATAATTTAAGCTATTCGCGAATGTGCAAAGTAGTTGTTTTTGTATTATCATATTTTATTTACAAATTTATTACCCTCAGTTTTAAAGGTAAATCCACTGCCACTTTCACTTCTCATTTCATACACAACGTAAATAGGAGTAACTTGATCATCTTCGGTTTCTATTCCAGAAAACAAATATAAATATATAACCAAATAAGCGTTAGATTCAGGTTCAAGTCTCACAGTTAACTTGCCTAATTTTAGATCGGGTATTTTTTCGGGTACTTTTAGTTTGTATTGATTTTTGAAACCGAGTCTTTCTAGTTTGTCACCGGTAAATTTAATAAGTGGCAGACTTACATTACCGCCGAATATAGCTTCAGTCGATAAAACCGATGCGAGATTTATAAACTCTTTTTGTATTTTATCTGGGTCAGACAAGGTTGTATCTTGTAAAACCTTTTTCATTATCAAATCAATATATTGCAATGCTAATGCATTACCTCTATAGATTAAAATAGGAGCTAGTTCATTTCTGGATATGCAAGTTTCTTTTGTAGACGACAATTTTTTGATCGACGCTTTAATGTTTTGTTTTATAGATTTGACTTTGGATAACTCTTCGGGATTTATATCAAATATAAAATACTTGGATACCGTTGGATTTTTTGATGTTTCGATTATTTTATTTAAAATAATATCATCGCTATTATTGACACTCAACAGTTTTTCGTAATCTTGCAAATTTTTAAGTAATGAGGGAGATAACTCTGTAGAATCAGTACCACATAATTTTTTACTTTTTTCATTTAACGATCCAATTTCTTGTGTAATTTTATCTTCTACCTTTTTTAACTCTTTAAGAGAATGTGCATCGATATTTTTAACTTCCGCATTTAAATTATTAAATAAATCTTTCTTTACTTTATCTACAAATCCACCTGTAAGTTTAGAGAAATCATCAATCATTCCTCTATATTTTTCTTTTACAACATCTGATATTTCTTTGTACTTTTTAATGTAACTATCAAAAGTGTTTTTAATTGTGCTGAAGACTCCCTCTGTTAAGAACATCTCCTTCAATGTTTTTTGATATTCGCCAGATGGTTGTGTTTCTACATCTGCTTCTAAATAACCTCTTAATTGTGTTAAAACTTTGCCTACTCTACCAGACATAGCTTTCAAACTAACTAAAGCAAAATAAATATCTTTGCCTTTTATTTTTGATACAGAATCAGTTACATTTTCAATTGACCCACTATCAAGTGCAGCATATACATCGTTTTTGGTACCACCATAAACTAATACGATATCCGCTGTATTCTTCTTATTTTTATCCCCACCCGAAAACTTGTCATCATATTTTTTAGCATTTATATAAAATTCTTCTATAGATTTATGAATAAAATCAGTTGGAGATTTAGACATTACATCTTTTAAAGAAACACCCTGATTGCCACCAATTTTATACAAAGATTGTACAACATCATTGTATATTGTCAAATTTTCTGATTTTTTGATAGGATCAGATATACTTTCCAAAGTACTTTTGAGATTGCCTATTTTTACAAAAAAATCTACCGCTCTAGGTACCGAATCACCACCCAAACTTTTAGCATTACTTAAATTGTCAATATTATATAATACTAATAATGGAAGAGTTTCATATAAATCAGTTTTAAACGCATCGTCTTTTCCGTCAGTAGATCCAGTTTTTAATATCTGTAATATTTCAGCAAATTCACCATTTAATATATTAATTTTTTTTAAAGCCTTTGTTGTTAATGTAGATAAATTCGCTTCATTTTTCGCTTTTATTAAAACTTTTTTAATAGTTTCATCGTATATCTGTTCACCAATTAAACTTCCCTCAGTATTATACCAATTAAAACCTTTTTTATAAAACCCAAATTTCTTGGCTTCATCAACACTATAGTTTACCAATGGAGTTTGTCCCATCAATATAGCCTCTACTCCATAAGCATCTTGTTTCTTTTCCCGCGGCGTTCTTTCGTCTGTATCTTTATTACCCTCAATATCTTTTTCTAATGTTTGATCTAATGTCGCGGGTTGACTTTTAGATTTTTCAGAAGATGTTTGTTCACCATCTGTTTTGAAAATATTAGTTTGTGTCTTTTTAGGATTTTCAGCAAAGTGAGTTCCTTTGTTTACAGCTCTATCTCTATATTGTTTATTTGGAAACGTTACAAGTATACCGTCTTTGTTGTATGCTTGTCTTTCAGGAAATCTACCAGCTTCAAATAATCTAGCTGTTTTCTCTACAATTTCATCAATATCGTAACCAGCTTTCTCCAAGTACTCCTGCAATACAAAAACGTGATCTTCATTTTTAAGATCCAATGTTCCGTTTTTGATACGACTATCACAACCAATTTCGTTTACTAATGATTTAAAGTTCATCTAATATAAATATACATATAAATATATTTACATTTGGACTAATCTCAAATCATTGTAATTATTTCCAATATAGGTTTTTACTTTAAATCGTTTGTTTTTGATAATATCAACCAAATCAATCAATTCTTGTTTATTTGTGTCATTGTGTACATCAAATACAATTGAGTCATACACGTACAGTATAGGTACAATTCTTTTATCACTAACAAACTTAATACACTTACTCAGACTATCAATTCCATATTCAGTCTCAGCAGCTTGAATTATATAAGAAAACAATTTATTTCTGTTGGGATCAACAATATGCTTATTTGTAATTTTACGCTTATATACTGGAGTTGTTATATATCCATTCTTTTCAAATTTTTGCCAGTACTTATCCTTTAATTCGTTTACCTTTGCAAAATACGGAATATTACAGTACTGTTGTGAAATTTGTCCATATAGATTAACCATCGTCAATTTTTTTGATTTAGCTATATCTTCAGATGTTACTGTGTCAACATCAAAATAATATTTGGCTAAATGTTCATATATCGTTTCCTTCTCAGGAACTTTGTAATCAATCAAATTAGCCACAATGTACGGATGAAATCCTGTAAAATCTACCATCATTAAGTGACCAGATTCTCCATACCTAGACACAAAACTAGCTCTGGATCCATCATCTTTTTTGAGCGCTACATAATTAATATTATCATATGCATTACTTGGTCTACCAGTGGGATTGTAGATATTGTAGTTTGTGTATATGAATTTGTTATATGTTTTACTCTTAAAGTATTTTGAAAATACGTCTGTATCAACTTTTAATCCATTTTTTTCCACCTCAAACAAAGTGTCAGATATAACGTTATTAAAAAACTTGAAACAATAATTGTCTGTGTCTTTATCACCCAACGTCTCAATTTGCTTTATCTCAACGTCAAATATTCGTTGATGTATAACATATGGCAATATCAAATTAAAGTTATTGATATTACGATAATTGTATTTCAGAAAGTTTTCAGTCAAACACTCTACTTCATCTAATATTTCGTTGTTGTCGATGAATCCAAACAAATTAACATCTATCAAATTACAATTTAACCAATACTTGTATGTCTTTTTATTATTGACATACACGATTAAATTTTGCGATTCAATCTCAGATTTAAACTCTTTAAATGTACAATCTATAGGTAAATCGTTATGTTCAAAATTTAAATATTGTTTAGTACCATCTTTAAAATTAAAGATGAAAGCAGCAATAATATTATTACAAGCGTTATGATAATTATCGTGTTTTGTAATTAATTTTAAATAAATCTTAGATGAATACTCCACAACTTAATTTTACAACAACAATATGGAAAGTCAATTTTATTGTTTGTAAAACTGAGTAATATTTGAAAAAACATCATTAGCACCTCTAATTATGGTGCTTATCTGTTCCACTTGCTTTTTGTTGAATTCTATCACTCCCTGTTCCAATAACATTTTACCGTCATATTTGCTATTTAATACACCTGTAATCTTCCATTTGAACTTTGCCTTTTTAAAAAAGTTACTATCCATTTTACCATATACATCGGAGGAAACTTCAGTTATCTCATTGTAGTTTATTTTAGAAACTACATATCGTTCTATGTATCCAACTTTGTAGTCTTTATCAGTCGGCATTGGCAAAAATGTATTTGGTAGATTAATATTAAAATTACCCAAATTTAACTTTGTCTTGGTTATAATATCCGTGTCTTTTATTATCATACAGGCACCAATTCAATATTTTGATCTGCTACGCATCTAGCTAAACAACCCACAACAGTTTCCCATTTACCATTTCCAGCGGTTACATAGTGAGTAACATCTGTTATCATAAATATAACATTTTCAGGAATATATGGTTTTGGAAAATTAGAAATGCCAAAGTGTTGAAACATTCTAAATCCAAATATACCATCAAATGTTACCGTTAGTGAAAAGTTAGGAGATATACCACTATACAACGATAGATTATTTTCTATATCTTGATCATCTATAATTTGACCCAACTTATCTTTCAAATCAGGTGACAAGTTTAATTGTTTGTAGTTCTTCGAAGCATCATTTGCATTTTCACCCTCGGCTATGTAGGCACTAGTAATCGTTAATACTTTATCTATGTTTCCGTAGGTTTGTATTGTGGAAATCAATGGATTTTGATCCACTGTAATTTCGTCTTGTGAAGGTACAGTATTGCTCTCACCTGTACCCGTTTCTTCCTTATTAAAAGCATCCAATCTATCTATGAAGCTAGTTGCTGGCACACTTGAGTTCTTTGCACTCATAGATGTATCAGAATCATCTGGTTTATTTATACCAGCTTGAAACAGTGTCAATGTAGCTTGTTCACTTGTTAACGACGTATCAAAACTAATATTCTTTATACACGATTCGGTACCACCAGCATCAAATACGTATACTTTTTTCAAACTGGGAGCCTTATCACCCAAATCAATATAATTGTTATCTAATATTGATAATCCACCCAAATCATCTTGTGATATTTGAAATTTCCAAAATCCATTTGAAGCTTCATTAATAACATTTAATACCGCATTTGCAAATTGTTGCCAAGTTTGAATTTCTTTATTTTCAGCAATTTCAAGTACTTTAGTTTTACTTATATAAATATTTTTTAAATTGCCATATCTAAATTTCTTGTATATTCTTTTGATTGAATTTGATCTTTGTTTTTTTGGATCTGTTAATACCAGTTCATCCCCATTCAATTCAGCTTCTTTGTCATAAATAAAAGGAAATGATATATTCTGAGATGGATTATCTTCACTCAATCCTCCAATGTCATAATACAATCTGTTTATAACGGTATCTAAATTATCTCTATAAGCACCCGCTGTTTTGAACACTGTTTCAACTTTTTTAGCGGCTCTATATAATTCATCATTTACATTGGTTATTTCTACGTCGTATTTAGATTTTAAAAAGTTATTTTGATTTACATCTCCGTTTTTTAAATAACCACCCGATTTTATTTCTGTTTCTACTCGACTCTGCGCTGTTGGATCAAGTTTATTATTTTTTATTGTATTCAAATAACTTTCATCCGGTAACTTTTTACCAATGTTAAATTTTGGAGCAATACCGTTCGGTATTAATACGTGGTGATCACAACTTATCAAATTTGGATGTCCGTTAATTATCTTATCAACATTGATGGTGAATGTTTTATTTGACACAACTGAACAGAATCTGTTAGCAAGTTCAAAAAGAAAATCCAATTGCATCCAAACTTCATCTTCACCCTTAGTATCAAAATCACAACGATCATCTTTGTACGATACAGCTTTATAATTTACATCGCCAATTGTAACAGACTTATACGATATGTTGTCGTTCCCAACTGGAATTGATGGTTTTTTATATACATTGGTCGCATCAGTTCTACCTATAAAGATTCTATTTTCAGGTTTACCATCGTAAAAAGATTGTTGTTTTATAAAATATTGATTTATTGAATTATCATAATCTTCTGAATTAGATATACCGTTTGTTGCGATATACTCCATAAAGTTTTTTCTATCAATAATGACTTGTTTTAACTTAGGCAATGCGGTTTTTAAGAATGTTTTCAAACCAGCATACTCTTTGGTTTCAGTTGGAATCTTTTTTCCATTTGCATCTGTCTTTGTTTCTACAGTGGTGCTCACATTATTTTCAGCCGGCATACCAGCGAATAATGCCTGTCGAGAAGTTAATTCAACGCTACAATCATATATCGTACCATCTTGAGTAGCAAAGTTATATTTTGTAATAATACCTGTTATACATCCATAATTTCCATACGACTGGTACCATCTATCCATTACTTTTTGTGGACTCTGTATAATAGACCAACACTCGTTCGCGTTACTCAATTCAATCAACGAATTGATGTTAAATAAGTTCCACCCAATTTCCACGAATACATTTATTCTGGGTGTTAAAAAGAATGGTGCTAAATATTCCAATTGAGCCAATCCATAACATTTAAATTTTATCGTAGCAAAAGCTAACATATCTTTGCTAGTTTTTATTTCTATACTATCTAAATTAGGTGGTGGTAATACAGAAGACACTTCAGATTTCTGTACGCTTTCTATAATATTGCCATTTTTGTTAAAAGTACTTGGCCACTTGTAAGAAAATTGAGATCTATATTTAGAATCTATATAATGTGGCGACCCATTGGCTTCGTATCCAATGATAGCCTTGTCTTGTTTTAATATGTTTCCCTCTTGTTTGAATCCGTATGCTTCATAAAAACCACTACCAGGCATAAATAAAAATCCATCATACGCCTTTTCTTTATCATTTTTATTTAATATCGTGCTACGTGGCACCAATCCATTTCCTGCTATACCTGTGCCATTTGAAAATACACGTATCCACGGAGTCATTGGACCTTTGTATTGATCGTGTTTGTTGAAAAAATCATAAACTACACCACTTGGATCTCCTGAACTTGGATAGTTGAAACCAACGTTATTTGTGTTTTTTCTACGTCGTAACTCACGAATCAGTGCAACGGGAATATTTTGTACTTCCCACCATCTAGGTTCTTCCGCGATTTCTTCCTCGTATGCCATATAACTTAACTATTAATCTGTTTAAGATTCTGCAATATATTTGGTAAGTTACCTGGTATTCGTAATTGTTTATCTGCATTAACAGACAATTTACCATCTGCTATATTATTAGCCAATGCAATTATCCACCAATACATTTCATCCCCATAGTATTTTTTAGCTAAAGCGTCTAGATAATCTTCATTGGACGCTGTAATATACAGATCATCGTCAGACTCAGGTATATTCGGATAATATGTGGTTTTAAATACCATTTTACCATCGTATCTTTTTTCAGTTGGTGTAAATTGATATCTCATTCATTTCCTTGTCTATCGACATCATATCGCATATTCATTGAAAAATCATTGTTAGCTGCATCATTGTAATCTTTACCGCCATAAAGATC